TCACTGCGCCTGTGGCCAAGGGCTGCGCCGGCTGCCCCAACAACGTGCTCGGCTCCAAGGTCCTGCCCTCTGGCGCCAAGTCCAAGATGTGCGGGGACCAGCGGCACATGGCCGTCATCGCAGCAGCCGACCCGAGCAAGGTGTATGGGCTGACCATCCCCGTGTCCGGCATGAAAGCCCTGCGCGAGTACTTCAAGGAGTTAGACAATTTCGGCATTAACCCCGAGGAAGTTATAACTGAATTGGGCTTTGATGACACCGCCAGCTACCCCAAGGTGGTGTTCAAGCAGAAGGGCTATGTGCCGGAAAAGAGCGTGTCGCACATCGACAGCATCGTGCAAAGCGACGACGTGAAGGTGGCTGTTCGCCTCATGGCCCCCACAGGGTCAACCAAGGCGGCAATCGCTGCTCCTGCGGGCAATGCGGCCATTGCTGCCCCCGTCGCTGCTCCTGCGGTAGACCCAGACTACGACGACACCCCTGCCCCGGCCGCCGCGGCACCCGCCGCCGTAGCTACTCCAGTCGCCCCGGCTCCCAAGCCAGTAGCGGCCCCTGTGAAGGCATCGTCTGAGTTGGAGGCCAAGCTCGACAACCTGTTTGGCGAGTAGTAAACTGCCCTCCTGATTTCACCCCCGGCCTGCGCCGGGGTTTTTCCTTCTGAGGGGTATGCGTGGACACAAAAACTTTTCTTACTCGTGTGTTGTCCCCATCTGATGAAGTTATTGTCTGCACCCATAAGCCCGACCCATCTGGAAAGAACCCAAAGGGTTTCTTCTGGGACAATGGCTCGTTCGCGGACATCGACGACGCAGTAGCGGCGATACAGCGATTCGACCGTCAGGCGGATATGACGGTCTACTACTCGGTTGGCAAGTTCGCCAACCACAGCTATGTGCATGAGAAGTCGGGCAAGATTCGGCACCACAGATACAAACATCTGGCTACGTCCTTCAAGACACTGGCGCTGGATCTGGACTGTGGAGCGGACAAGCCCTACCTGACACAGAAGGAGGGGTGGGTAGCCCTCAAGGCGGGCATCGCGGCCATTGGACTGCCGCCCCCCATGGTGGTATCCTCAGGCAATGGAATCCACTGCTACTGGCCACTAACGAGTAGCGTTAAAGCGGAGCACTGGGAAAAGGCATCTGTTGCCCTGCGACTGGCGTTGGAGGAGCATCAGGTGCAGATCGATGTCTCCAAGATTCACGACGCCTCCATGGTGCTGCGTCCGGTGGGAACCCACCACAAGAAGCAGCAGCCGTGGAAGGAAGTCAAATGTGTGGCGGACTGCCCGGACTACGAGCCAGCGGCCCTATTCACGATCTTGAAACCTTGGTTCAACAAGATGGTGGCGACACCATCGCGTACCGCTCGGCCATCGGGTAAGCCGCGGTCAAGTGTCATGGCAGCCCTCATGGATAGTGGGGACATTGCTCTCGAATCCGTAGCAGCCAACTGCGCACAGGTATCTGCTCTGGTGTCTTCGGGCGGTGCACAGGACGCTGCTGGCCGCCCTGTCGAGTACAGCATGTGGATTCTTGCCCTGCAGCTGGCGCGCAAGTGCCTAGACCCTGAGGCCGCTGTGGTGGCTATGGGCGCGCAGCACCCCAAGTTCGACCTGACCGAGTCGATGGACAAGATGAACTCGTTCACCGGCGGGGTGCCGTTCTGTGGCACGTGGGAAAGCGCGTGCTCCTCGGGCTGTGCCGGCTGCCCTCGCAAAGGTACTGTCACGAATCCCGGGCAGCTCAACCGCACAGAGACGCCGGCGCCCCCACCCGGGGTCGCGGCGATCGAGCTGCCGAAAGAGTATTTCGTGGATGGGGGCAAGATCTGGGTGGACATCGAGAAAGAGATCTCGACCACTGCAGCCGACGGAAAGAAAGTAAAGGGGTCGGTGTTGGAGAAAACGCTGGTGTGCCCGCTGGAGATGTACATCACCGGCATATACACTGACCACGGATACTCCAGCTCCACGGCCACGCTCTACGTCAAGTACCCGCTGGGGAACTGGAAAGAGCATGAGATGCCCCTAAGTACCATGTCGAGCCCCAAGGACCTGCTCGACTACCTGACGAACAAGCAGGTGTTTTTTACTTCAACAGCGACGTTAGAGCGCACAAGGACATACCTTATGAACTATTTGGAAATGGTGCAGCAACAGGCACCGACGGGGACAGATTTCGTGGCCTTCGGCTGGCAGGAGGACGGCTCGTTCCTGTGCGGAGAGACCCTGCTGGGGGCTACCTCGGGCAACGTGGCGCGCCGCCTCAAAGGCCCTGCAGCCCACTACGCTGACGCGATCAAAAAGAAGGGCTCGCGCGATGTGTGGGCTGACGCAACCGCTTTGCTGGACGTGCCGGCTGCCAACAATATGGCCGCCGCGATCCTGCTGTCCGGCGTGGGTATCCTCGGCGATGCGCTGGGCAACGCCTCCTCTGTGATCTCGTTCTACTCCACGCGTACCACTACCGGCAAGACGCTGTGCCTGCACGCTGCAAACAGCACCTTCGGTAATCCCAAGGGATTACTCATGGCCGTGCGCGACACCGAGAACGCGGTGTACAAGATGCGGGGCGTGCTGAACCACCTGCCCGGCACCATTGACGAGCTGACCGGTGTGGACCCAGAGCGTGCGGTGTCGATGGCGTACTGCTTCAGCGAGGGGCGCGAGAAGGTGTCCATGACCCAGCAGCGTGATCTGCGCGAGCCCGCCCGCTGGGCTGGGCCGACATTGGTGTCGTGCAATATTTCCCTACACGCCAAGTATGCGGAGGTGATGTCCCAGAACGACCCAGTGCGTGTGCGTACGCTTGAGTTTCTGCAGGACGACCAAGTGTTCGGCAGCACCAGTGGCCGGCAGTTCTTTGACCTGATCATGAGCAACTACGGGCACTTCATCCCCGAGGTGACGCAGTTCGTCATCGACAATGGCGGCGAGAAGGTAGTGGTATCCCGGGGTGAGGCGGCCTTCGCCAAGAAGTACAACTTCGTGTTCGAGCAGGAGGAGCGTTTCTTCCGCTCCAGCGCCATCGGGGCGTTCATTCTCGGCACCATCGGTGCGCGGCTTGGCCTGATCAAGTTCGACGTGGACCGCGTAGTGCGTCATATTCTGGACCGGGTTGTCGCGCTGCGGGGTCAGGCCACCAAGAACCGGCTGGATGCGTTTGACATCATTGGCCAGTTCCTGCAGGAGCACAACGACCGCCTGCTGATCGCGACCGAGGAGTATGTGCAGGGCACGCCCCCGGGGAAATCCAAGGAGGTGGTGCAGTATCCCATCCCACACAACGCGGTGGCTCGCATGACTACCGTGTACGATGCCAACAACCCCGTGCTGCCCGGCAGCCGGATGGCGATCAACTCGGCAATCCTGAAGCGCTGGCTGGCCCGGTCGAAGGACTCGCTGGACCGCATCACAGCAGAGCTGGAAGCCAACAACGCACTGATGCAGAGCGGCGGCCATATCCGGGTCACCATGTACAAGGGCTGCCACGGCGCCAACCCCGGACAGGCGTTCTGCATCATGTTGAATATGAATCACCCTCGCTTCTCGGATGCCCACACAGCCGTGAAGTCTTACCAACCCAGCCAAGTTGCCTTGGCACTTGTGAACGGAGCTACACCATGAAAGTTACCCAGCAAAACGTGATGGACGAAGTCCAGAAGTCCACCTACACAATCCTGCCGGACGGGATCACCACCATCGCCGCCTTAACGCGACGCCCGTAAGGGCGGTCGCCGTTGAAGGCACAGTTATGCGGTGTACTAAATTGCAACGACATTAGTAGGAGATTGACATGAAATTGAGCGACCTGCTGCAAAGCGTAACCCAAAACACAGCAAGCATTGACGGCGTGCGGTGGTATCCGGTGCGGCCGATGACGGCAGAAAACACTTTTTTATTGCCCCGTGCCAAAGCAGCTTGGCGCGTTCTTGCTGGAAAAAGCGACGCCATCGAATGGGACTACCCAACGAAGAGCGAGCCGCATAACTGCCAGATCACCATGAAGAATGGATATACCGTGATCGGCAAGAGTGCCTGCGCGGATCCCACAGAATTCAATGCTGCCGAGGGCGAGAAGTGGGCGTGGCAGGACGCCCTGCGTCAGGTGTGGCCGCTACTGGGCTACGCCCTCAGGGAGCGCCTGCACAAGGGGTAGTTACTTCATGCCCGCGTTTTTGGTGCGGGCAAAGGAGCGGTTCTGGGAAGCTGGGACTGCTCGCAGATTGGAGGGGGCATTCGTGCCCCCTTTGACTATGGGGCGCCGGTGGTCGACGTCCTTGCCGTCCCCCTTGCGGACCACACCCTTCTTCTCCAGCGCGGCCCGCGCGGCGTTGCGCTCGGCACGGTTGGCGATCTGTTCGGGTTTACCCCCATAGTTGGCGTATTCCTTGGCGTAGTTGCGGGTTGCCATCAATCTTCTCCTTTGGCTTCGTTGATCCGTTCGTTGCGACGTTGCAACAGTTCATCCCGGCGCTTGGCAAAAGCCTCCCAATCCTCGGCACGGCGTAGTTTAGCAATTTCCTTGTCGAAGTCGGCCTTGATGCTCTTGACCGCAATGTTCTGCTGGACCTTCGCCTCGGCCGTGTTGAACGAGTCAAGCTGCAGCCCACCGAATTTGCGCGCGGCGTCTAGGTTGCCAACCGGGTTACCGGCCATGCCGAGTTCGGGTTTACCCTTACCGCCGGCGGCCTTGGTGGCGATGTCAGCGGCTGCGGGGGCCCAGCCCGGGGTGAACGTGGCGCCCATGAACTTGGCCCGGTCTACCAGCCCTTCCCAGTCGCTCTCGGCGGGCGTGGA